GGGTGGGCCCGCCCTGTTGCCTTTATGCAACTGCGACAATTTATCTGGGATTATGTGGGATTATTATCTTGACACAAGATAAGGTAGATAATAACAGGGCGTATTACTACGCCCTGTTTAGTTTAACTTTCAGATGAAAGCTATTCTCTAATTAGTATTCAATTCATAATTATTATCCCTGTATTGTTCTTCTGTTATTGGTCTTGTTTCCTTTGTTATTGCGTTACGAAAAACATAAGTTCTATTTTCATATCCCTTATCCCAATCCCAACTCTTACTCCATGCGTGTTCTTCTGTTAGATGTTTTGGTTCAGTTATTCTTCCGAAGTGATCTACTGCTTTAGTTCCATATTCATTGAACCAATCATTATAACAACGCGTGTCGCAAAACTCTCCATAATATAAATAACTTCTTCTTCTAGTTTGATTTGTTTTATTTCCTTTACTTCCTTTAAGCCTGTCCTGTGTAAAATAGGTATGGCACTTTGTTCCCTGACACAATTTTAATTCACTCATTTTATTCTATTCAACCTCTCTTGTTTTTTTTCTTTTTGTTTTCTTCTATAATCTTCCCATGAAAAATAGGCGCCACAACATATGGCGCCTAAAATTATAAGAAGTAAATCTTTAAACATTTAATGTTGGGCTATCATTTATTTCCCAACTCTTACTTGCACATCTATATTGATTTTTTCCGTTGTCTTTTTCTTCCGTCGCTTGGATATCAACATAGATTTTATATGGGTGTCCTTTCTTTTTATGTACTCCCTCATAACACTCATCATCAAGAGTAGCTTTACGCTCAATTATACAATCATGTTTGTCAGCATAATATTTAATATAAAAGATTGCTTTAGAAAGTGATGTCATCAACTACCTCGGCTTTCTTGATTTCAGGTTCAACTGTCTTATTATGCGCTCTTACAACTGTATTCATAACAGTTTCAGTATCACTTGCTAAAAAGTAAGTTCTATTTGATCTGTCATTAAGCGCGTCAAGATGGACTTTATATTTTACGGCTTCACTAAAGTCCTTATTTGTTTTTGTAACTGTATAACTACTATCATCTCCATAAGTAGTTTTTTCAATTACCAACCATACTTTATTGTTTGTCATGTCTTTCTCCTTTTTGTTAAACATGGGATAATAATATACTATCCCATGCTTAAGGTCAAGAAGTTAATTTAAGGCTTGTTGTTGCTCATACTCACGTCTAGCGAGTATTTTAGCCTCTCTCGTTACTGTCTGATTTTTCATAGCCTTTAAATGTTCCGACGCAGTTTTCGGATTGTAAATAGTTAAACCTGAACTATTACATCTTATGATATCTGCCTCGGTAATTGTCGAACCACTTTCACTTGCAAACTCAATAGCCTCATCAAGATATTTATAACTTTTTAAAACTTGCTTAATAAAGTTAGTTTGTTTCAAAATGGATTTAACCCATTTATAATGTGCCATGATTAATTGTCCTTTTTTCTGTTGCCACATCTCGAAAGTTTTAAATTCTTCTC